CTTAATAACATCAAATGCTTTTAGAACATCTTTAGTATCTACACTATGAATTTCAGAGGCTCTGTTTATAGCTTCTTGTAATGTTATACCCGCCTGCACTAAGATTTTTAATGTTTTAACAACAGCCTTAGCTGTACCAATAGCCATAACTCTTGTTACATCATTAAGTTCATTAGGATCTAATTCTAATGAAGACTCTAAACTATCCAAGTAATCAAGTACTCTCTGAAGACTTGTTTGGTCTTTTGTATCTAACTCAAGTAAATCATTTACTTCTTCAATAGGAGCTACCTCGGCTTTAGTCTCCATTGTTTGAAACTCAGGTATTGAAATGCCTGCATCTTTAGCGAATGCTCTGAAGTCTGCTTCTTTAAAGCTACTAGAAGCTGCATCTCCTATAATGTAACCTGCAAGTTCTCTAAATGAATAATTTTTATCAAGTAGTCCTCCAACAGATTTTTCATTATTTGCTCTACTAAAATTTGAGTCTATATGTTTTCTATATAAATTACCAAATTTTCTAAAGTTCATTTCATTTAAAGCTTTTAGTATTTGTTCTTGAATATAGCTGCCTTTTAACTCTCCATTATTATTATATAGATTTGAGTCTCTATTATATTCTTTTACAAATCTTTTAGCTTCCGGGTCGTTTCCGTTATACTCCATTTTACTTCCATAAATAGGAAGACGACTATTGTTTTGAGCCTTTTCTATAGCTTGCTCTTTAGTATATTCCTTACCATCTATAATGAACTTTTCTTCAACAGGAACTGTCTCTGCGGTGGTTTCAGCAGGAGTCGCCTCAGTAATGAGTTCAATTCCTAATTCAGTCTTTTGTTGGTCTGTTAATTTGTCCTTCATAGCAGGGTTCATAATATCATTACCTTGCTCCACTTTAGGCTCTCCTATGATGTCTCCATAAGCTTTAGTTACATATTCCTCAGTTGATGAGGTATTGTTTTTACTAACTATCTCTCCTCCTGTTACAGATCCGTCAACTTTTGTTTGTATAGTTCTACTTCCGTCTTTATTAGTTGTTACTTCAATAGTAAAAGAATTTCCATTGTCAGTTTCTGATTGAAAAGTCTCCCTCTTTACAGGTATTTGGCTATCTTTTATTGTTGGCTCCTCGATGATAGTTTGAGTTACTTCGCCTTGCGGTTGCGTAACTTGCTCGGTAATGACTTCAGATTCTGATTGGGGTATTCCTTCCTCCATCGTTTCGCTAATTCCGGTTTCTGACTGAACAGGAATCTCTGTTGTGCTTTGCTCTTGAACGGCATCTGTTTCGGTTAATTTAGTTAATGAATCGTTTATCTCGTTAATTCTATTTTTTGCTTTTACAACTAACGCAGGGTCTTTACCTTCAACAAAATTCTCTAAGTCTCTTTTTTCTTTTAAAAGATTCATAGCTTCTTTTTGTTGTTGAGTAGAAAGGCCTTCAGGTAATTGTCTGAACAATCCAACTGAATTTCTGTAATTATTTAATTGGTCTTTAGCTTCAGCAGTAGTTAAAATTCCACGAGTTATTTTATCTTTAAGACTTGTAATGTATGCACTTTGTAATTTCTCATCATTAGCCATATTGGCAAATGTTTGAAATGTAAGGTCGTCCATTTTTAAAAATCCTTTTTGCGTAAATGCAGCACTTACGGCTGAAGGAGTTCCTAAAACAAAACCTCCTATAGCCTCTTGAGCTCCTGATACAGCAATATTTTCAATCCAATCTTCAACAGATTTAGGATTATCAAATAATTCTTTATCTTTTACAGCATTAAATATCTCTTTACCAAGAAGTTCTGTTCCTTCTTGAGCAGCTCCTGTTTCAAACTCAGCAGCTCCTGCTGCACCAACAATTAGTAATCCTTTTGCTATTCTGCTTTCAACCTCATTCTCAACCAACTCTCTAAATGTTTTAGCTGTAACTCCTCTTCCTGACTTTCCTAATACGCTTAAAGTTATCGAGCTAATCAAACCCTTGCTTTGCTTAAGATTTCTCAAACCTACATTCTCTAAAACAGCACCAACAATACCAATTGGTAAAGTAATAGCCAATTTTTCATTCTCAGTTACATCTTTAAAATCAGGATCGTTCTCCATTTCTTGAGCTAATCCGTCTGCAACCATAGCGTACATTTGTACTGTTCTTTGCTGCCAACCTCCCATAATAGCAGGAATAGATTCTACAGTACCTAAAAGAGCACCTCCCCAAAATCCTTTTTTCTTTTCTTCAGACCATTCTTTTGTTGTCTCAGGATCTCCTGCTAATTGAAGAAAACCTTCTCTCATTAAAGGAAGCATTTCTTTTTTAGCTTCTTTTTTTGATTGGTCTCTAATGTAATCTTCTATTTTTTCTAATTGGTCTTCTGTTAAAGATGCTTTAAATTTATTTATAGACTCTTGACTCATATCCTTAGGAGGATTTAACCCTAATTTCTTAGCACCTTCAATAGCTAATTTAGTCGCTTCTTCATTTGTGTATAAAGCAGGAATAAATTGACTCAATAAAGAATCATCTCTTACTATAGGAGCAAAAGACCCGTGGATATCAGCCATAAGACTCGTATATAAAGCAGCCATAGTTCCGGGAAACTTAGCCAAAGCGTTTTGAGTGCCTCCAAATGCGCCTCCTTGCTTTGAACGCATTATAGTATAATTTCCTACTGCTTTATCCAACTTTCTTTTTTTATAAGCAATAGTATCTTCCTCTTTAAGAAGTGTTTTTAATTCTGACTGAAGTTCAGATTGCTGTGCTTCAAGTTCAGCATATTTTACTTTGAACTCTTCAGAGTCTTGAGGTAAATCTTTTAGCTCTTCTGTTTGTTTTTCAAATTGAGCTTTTTTAGCTAAAAACTGTTTTTGCTTAGCATTTAATCCATTAAAATCATCAGATAAATTTTTAGTTACATCTTTAACTTGTTTCTCTGAGTTAAATTTTTTATCCTGATACTTAGCAGTATTTTCAAGAACAAATAGCCCCTTAGCAGGAGCATTATTTTCTATGAATTTTTTTAATTTATCAGATTCTCTTTTAGATTTTGAATTTAAGAAATTATCTAAAGATACCTCAATAGTTGTTTTATTATCAGGAGCAGTTACTTTCATATAATCTCCTGTAACTCCCGTCGTTTCAAATTTAAAATCTAAATCCCCAAACTGATACTGAAGCTCTGCTACAACATTTTCCTCTGTCTGATTGATTAAATCAGTGTCAATTACAGACAGTCTTTCGTTTAAATATTTACTTTCAGAAGGTTTTGGTTTTACATTCAATTGTCTGTCAAAAATATCTTCAAACTTTTTCTTTTCAGACTGAAGTGTTTTTTCTTCAGCCTCTTCCATTGCCACAAACTTATCAAGTTCTGCTCGTTTTTCTTTTGTGGTATTATTCTTAATAAAGTTTTGTAAGGCCAAAGACTGTTTTGCAGACTTGCTATCTAAAAAGTTATCTAATGATATTTCAATAGTCGTCTTTTTATCAGGAGCAATTACCGTCATATAGTCTCCCGTCCAACCTGATTCTTCAAAAGTAAATCCTAAATCTTTCAGCGTTTGGTCTTTAGATAATTCAGATACAACATCTTCTTCGGTCTGATTCATAAGACCTTTTGATATTTTAGCTAAACTTCCTGATATTCTTTTATCTGATCCTGATTTAGATGCAATTTTTTGCATAACAGGTTTAATAGCCTCTTCTCCTTTAGGATTAAAAATAGGATTACCGGACATATCTGTTAGAACAGATGCCTTTTTAGCTATTGCCTTTTGAAAACCTTGCTTTAATTCTTCAGGAGATTTTTGCAATTCCGATGAACCAACTTCCGAAGACGATTCCAAAGCGAATTTTTTTTTTACAGGAGCTCCTTGATTAAATTCAGGGAACTTTTCAAATAATTCGTCTTCAGTTGCGTATTGTCCACTATTTGAAGTAGCAACAAAATCTCTCAAAGTTTGAATATCATATCCTTTTAGTTCAGGAAATTTTGACATTAAAATCTTTTCATCAGAATATTGACCACTATTTGAAGTGGCTACAAAATCTCTTAACGCTTTTCTTAAATCCGGCATAATTTATTTATTTTCTTACTGTTCCTCCTCTTACTGTTCCTGTTTGCGGTGCGGCTGCTGGAGCTTTTCCTTTTAGCTTAGCGGTAATTAGCTTATCACTTGCGTTTGAAACCATATAATCAATCATAGCCTCATAAATCTCTTCTTGAGTTTTGGCCTCAGATTCGCCAAAACTAAACTCTCTACTATCTAAGTATTCTCCTGATTTTGCTCCAGGAACTTTTATTGTTATATAATTTCCTGCTCCTGACTCTTCAACTACAAGTCCAAATCCATCGGCCAATTTAGATAAAGTAATAACAGCTTCTTCTTCTGATTTTCCTACAATACTTGAGTCTATTCTTGTGGTCAAATAATCTCTATAGTCGTCTTTAGGTGTAATAGTTTTAGCTGAACCTGCAGAAACTGAATTAAATTTAGCTCCTTTTTGATAAGAACCTTTCTCTAACGCTCTATTAACATCTATTTGTCCTGCTAATAAAGGACCTGCTGAACGTATGAAATCTTCTTGAGTCCTTGGCTTATTATTAGCATCTATAAAACTAATTTTTTCAGTAGTTCCATCAGCTAACTGAATGGTAATGCCTGTTCCATCTCTAGTAATAGATTTAAACATAATTTCTCCTTTGCTATTTTTCATTCCTTTGAAGTAATCAATAGCAGAACTTACTTGGTTGTCATTTCCATACCAAAGTTTACCAAGCATACTTGCGGTATCTACAGCTTTTTTATCTTTTTCTCGAGCATCTTTATCAGCTTGTGGCTCAGGATCTCTTTGAGGAGCACCAACAACTTGACCCTCTTCTTCATAGTTATATTTAGCTCTCATCTGACCTCTAACAAATTCGTTAGCATCTTCTTGTTGTTGTTCGCTTATAACATATTTAAAACCTCCTGTGTCAGGATCAACAATTTTAAGTATCTTCTCAGGATTAGCTGCTGCTTCTTTTTCACTTGTAGTTACACTATATTGTTTTTTATTTGGAGCAAATATAGCACTGTCTACAAGAACTCTAGAAGCATCAAGTGGATTTCCTACAATTGTAGCTATTTGGTCATTTTCAGCTGTAAGAAAAGTAAACATAATTTTTTTATCAGCATCTACTATATCTTTTCTACTTGTAATATCATCAACACTTGTTATTTTACCTTGTTTTTCTATTTTACCAAGTGTAATCATTGTAGTTTTTTCTTTCCCTAAAGTTTCAACCCAAGAATTAACTTTATCTTCGTAATTATAAAAATCTATTTGAGACACTAAAGCTTGATTGAGGTAATCCATACTTCTTAATCCTCCCGGAGTTTTATCTAAAGCTCTTACTTTTTTACCATCAACAACTTGTTCAGTCATTTTACCAGCCATAACAGTTCCATTAGGCCCTATCTGCCAACCAATGTTTTTCCAATTACCAAAACCTTCCACTTCAGCAAAATTGTCTGCATATAATTGAGAATATTTTTTATCTCTAACTCCTTGCATTACATTAGAGTATTTCTCTTGGTATAGTTTATTTGCATTAAAAGCAAGGTTAGTATTATCAGTTAAATTTTGTCTAAAGGTAATTAAATCTTTAGGANTCATTTGACCGCTTTTTAATAATTGCTCAGCAATTCTCAATCTATTTGATGCTTGGTCTGCATAATCTATAATACTTTGTCTAGCCCCAACGTGCTCTCCATTTGGAGTGTCGGCAAGATAATTCATAGACTGCCTGATGCCTTCATCAAGAGCAGCTTTCTTTTCTTCTCTTACACGATTTGTTTCAGCGAGCATATCGCTCAAACTCTTGCCGACCTCAGCCCAATTTATCTGCGAGTCGGCATCTCTTTCTGCGTATTTATAGTATGACATATATTATCTTGTTAAAAATCCACTGTATTCTTGCACCATATTAGACCCTAATAATCTAGCCTGTTGCATTCTTTTTTGCATTTCTAATAATTCATTTTTTGAATACCCACTCATCGCAGCATTAAAAGCAGCTTGGTCCATAGCTCCAACTCCTGCTAATGACTCAAATCCTTTTGTTCCTGACAATGATTGAACTTGTTTTTGCCAATCAGCTTGATTCAGTTTTGGATTTAATTTTTGAGCCTCTGCTTGCATTTTGTTAGCTTGTTTAGCTGATCTGCTTTGTTGGTATAAAGGAATAAAATCAAGTCCTTGTTGTAAAGTAGATGCCACACCTTGGAATCCTTCCATAGTTGCTGCTGTAGCAGCTTCTTGCGCATCTCTTGCTGCTAATTGAGCTCCTTCTACCTCTCCTAAATCTAATTGAATGCCAACATCTCTTAGTCTACTTTCTTCATTAATAATATCACTCTCAATTTTACTTAAGTCCTCTCCCATAGCCCCTCTAACCGCAGCTTGTCCTACATTTGCAGCCATTTGAACTTTACCTGCTGTAACCTCAGGACCTCTATCGCTTTCTACTCCTGCCTGAAGAGCCTGAGCTCCTTGAGATAATACTGCCTCTCTCGCTAATTCATAAGGTTCTTTTTGAATACTTTTTGCTTTAGCAAAGTTTACTTCAAGTTTTTTACGCGCAGCGTCCATTGCCGCAGCTGCTTCCGCTTCCGCGTTTCTTTGTTTTCTTTTCTGCTCTCCTGCCTGAACAAAAGACATTGTAGTTGATGCTGCTGAGATTGCTAATCCTCCGATTGCTACTGCTGTTGCTACTCCCATTTTATAATAATTTTATCATTTCACTTGTATATGAATCTCCTTTTGTATAACCAAGATTTTCATACGTTTGAATTAAACTGTTGTTTTTTATTAGAGCATAGGCATATTTACTGCCTGACATTTTACTAATATTGGTAAGAGACTCTATAAGCATACTTATAGCTTCTTTTCTTTTTCCTTTTTCTCTATATTGTTTGTTTGAAATTATCCAATCAACCCAAGCTACTCTTGAATTGGTTACATATATAAAACCTGCACAAATAGGAATTTCCCCATCATAAACTATATATCCTCCCATTCCGTTGTCAGGAAGAAAGTCTTTCTCAGGAGCTGTCCAACCCCATTCAGTCCACCAATTAACAAGTATATCTTGATAGTCGTTATCGTTAAGTTGTCTTATAGTTAATTCCATACAGAGACAAAGATAATAAAATTAAGGGAAACTTTTCATAACTTCAGATTCAACTGCAAATAATTCAATTTTTGAACTCGAAGAATTTGTTAATGTAAACACACAATAGTGTCCTAAAACCCCGTGAGATTCAGCAACTGAGTTCTTAACATAGAAGAAGAAGTTAACATTTCCTGGAATTGTACTTGATGGTGGATTAACCATTGCATTGTTTATCACTAATTGGTTTATACCATTTGGCAAATCTACATTTATTGCTGTAACTTGACCTGCAAATAAAGGAACAGGATGTCCAAAATAGACATAATCTCCAACGCTTATAATATTACCAATTGATATTAGTGGGGATATGCTAAAGTTTATTTTTGCGGAAGTTGTTCCTGAATCTACAACAGTCAAACTGTTACCAATTCCATTTAAACTTCTTAGTGCAAATTCTCCTATAGTATTATTTCTAACAAACGCATAGTAAGATGCTTCTTTTCTCTCAAACCAAGATTCATTTATAAATCCTGAAACCTGTAAATCAGTTGTTAATGTAGCTCCCCAAGGTGCATCTCCCTCTAAATTTATGGTTTTAAATAACTTATTTTCAAGAGCGGCATTATTAAATACACTTTGTAATTTAGTTGGAGTAAAAGCGTTTGGAGAAGGCACAATAGGAAAATCTACTTGATTCCACCAAGGCTGATAGAATGTATTTCTTGCATTGTTTACATTATGTCTGTAAATATTACCACCTTTGAATGTATAGAAATAATTATTCATTCCTATCATCCAATCAGGATAATAAGAGTAAAAAGAAACCCACCCGGCAACTCCTTCGCTATATGATAATGTGTAGTTTGGCATAATTAATTATATTTTAAATCGTACAAGGTCCATTCAATGTAGTTGTTGTTTCTCCTGTTCCTACTACAGTATTCTCTTCAGCACAAAATGTACTAGCATCATATCCTCCAACTCCTCCTACATATCCACTTTGCGGATTTCCTTCGCAATCAGTATATGTAAATAGCTGAGCTAAAGTAGCTGTTGTAGCAACCGTATATTCTAAGCAAGTTGTTCCTGTGCAAACACCTAATGCTATAACTACTCCATTGGCATCTACTTGAAACCAATCATTGCTTCCTGTTATTGATCCTGTTGCGTGATAGAATCCTGCCGCTAAAGGATTTGAACCATAAGCGTCTGAGAATACAAAGTCATATAATCCTACAATACCAGGTGTTCCTGCTAAAGATGCATTATAATAAGTAACAGTCTCTAATAATAAACAAGCTCCTTCAGAAGTTGTAGCCATAACGCTTGAACCAAATCCCGTTAGTAAAACAGGACACTGAACATCTACGTCCCAACCTGTACTACTACAAGGCCCAATAAATTGAAAATTAACTATAGATGGAGATGGATTTGTTTTTGGTATAACCATCATACAATTCCCCGGGTCAGAAACAGATAAAGAAACGTCTCCCGGATATATTGTAATATTCTGAGTATTTCCTGTAGCAACAAAAGAAGTTCCGTTAAATAGGTATTCTGTCATTGTAGGAAAATTAGAAGTATTTCCTGTTAATCCACAATCAGCAAATGAAGCACCTACAACTGTAAAGTTAGCAGGATTTGTACTCTTATGAGCCCCATCTACAGGAGATGTAACTTTGTTATATATGTTTCCATTATATGTAGCTCGTATTCCATCAGGTACACTGAACGGATTAAATCTAATAATAATAGCTCCAACATCAATAGAGCTTGCTCCTGCCTCTAAATTCAATAAGTATACACCTGTTGCTCCCGAACCAGAAATAGATGACCCACAAGGGGTCCCACAGCTTTGACAAGTAGTAGCAGGCAATAATACCCCTGCAACTTGTTCTCTTGATGTAACTCCGTCTGAATAAAATCCGTCTGGAGCAATTATAGTTAAGTTACTATTTGAAAAAATAGTTGTTGATGAACCTAATGACGGTCCGTTTAAAAAATAACTTCCTAATATAGCCATATTCTTTTTTATTAAATTGGTTCATTACAGCCACAACAAGCATCTTCAGAGCTTTCATCAGAGTAACATAAATCAATAGGAGTGGAATCTCTTAAATCCCAAATCAAATAAAGATAATCTCCATTAGAACTTGCTGGAACTGTGAAGTCTGCATAAAATATAGGACTTGAACCTGAAATAGGTGTCGCCGTAGTTGCAGCAGCTAATAAAGCTTGAATGTCAGTATCGTTGTTGTCGTATAATACGTTTGTTCTCAAGTATTTAAACTCATCTTGAGCAATATCAAAATCATAATTGTCAGGTACTATTTTATTAGTAGACAATCTCATTGTACTTAACTCAGGAGGGAATCCTCCTGTACCTACAGGTCCTGATGTTATGTTATATCTTGAAACAAGAGGAACATCTGAACCGGTACTAAATACTACAAAGTTAGATAATAACGGTCCAACAAAAGTACCATCTTGGTATCTATACTGAGTATGTATTGTTTTGCCTGATTCAAAATCATTTGTAACAACAACCTCAACAATATTTAGAGTTTCAGTTTGACAACATTCAGCGGTAAGAGATAAGACTACATCTTCTTGGTATTCTATTGTTACAATAGCCGTTTCTTCAGAAATACTGTCTTTATCAAAGAAAATACTTCCATCTACATTTGTCCAAGGAGAAGATGTTGTAACCCCATTGTACTCAACTATTACTCTAAACGCATCAACTCCTAATGCACTTGAAACAATCCAAGATACTTCACTAGTCCCTACAACAGGGCCTAAGTCAACACAGAATGTTTCTTCTTTTACTTCTTCCTCTAATATTGAAAGAGTAAATGTTTGAAGTATGCCACAATTTATACATTGTGGATTTATTGGCAATAATTGATCATTTGAACTTAAAACATACTCGTTCATATAAGGGTCAAACCCTCCAAGTTTTTGAGTATTAAATGCCTCATTAAAAGTGTCTCTAAACCACGTTCTCATATTTTGCTCAGAGATTACTTTTAATTGGTCGTTCTGTCCTGAATCCCCTTTTATTTGAAGTACAGCTCCACGCTTAACATCAGTAAAATATCTATCGTAACCCCACTGAACATAACTCTCAGGATTAAAACTAATACCATACTTTTCGGTACGTGCTATTTGCGTTCCTAATACCTCAGGAGTGGCTGTAATTATATTACCCGCACTTGCGTCAGACAATAAGTTTTTACCCGCTAAAACATAAGATATTTTATCTTCTTGTAAAGTAAGTACATCAGTCTCTCTTCCGTCCAATAATTGAATAGGACCAAAAGATATTTCGCAGTTCTTATAATTAGACAATCCTTTGTTAAACTCATTAAGTCTATTTACATTGGTTTCTTGATTATAGTTACCACTATATGTAATATCAGCAAATCTATCTGCAGCTTGATAATTTTGAGCAGAAACAGATGTTACTCTTTCTCCTAAATTAAAACTTCTTCCAACAATAGAGTCTCTAATCTTATAACTTTCCGCTCCGTTTCCAAAAGCAAAACAGTTAAAGAATCCTGTATCTACAACTCCAGGAATGTTTCCTGCAATATTTTGATTAGTAACATTACCTAAATGGTTTCCATTTGCATCAATACCAAATGATAAATTGTTTTCAAAGAAAATATCAGGTAAAGCATCTTGAGGTTCTGTTTCAAATATAATCTTATCAACAGCTCTAAATACTTCTATATCAGCAGTAACACAATAGCGTCTTCTAATTGAATAATTTACTCCAGTACAACTTTTACCTGTACTCATTTGAAGATATAGTTTATTAGTAACAGAATCTCTATTAAACTGAAGATACATAATTGAGAAGTCGTATTGAGTTAATACTCCATTAGTTGGTATAAACTCCAATTCTGTACTTCCGTCTCTTGCTGTACCTGTATTTAATACAGCCGCAACATTATCTCCTTTCCACCAATCTTCAAAATTATCATAATCTGAAGAAGAAGTAAGTCTCTTTTCAAGAAGATACCCTCTCTTTTCACAAGAGTTTTTAACTCCGAGTCTAAGCCAATTTAAGTTTAAATTAATAATACTTCCTGCAGGAATAGAGAAATCCTCATATTCCCAAAGCGGATGTGAAGGATCAAATCCTGCTGTACGAAGTCTATTTACAGTATAGTTTAATTTAGAATAGTTTCCACCACTATAAGCACAAGCTTTATTTCCTTTTACAATTGAATTAAATGGAGGAAGAGTATAATCAGGATTTTGTTCGTTTAAATCAATAACAGCATCAGGGTCTAGTACCGCAGAAAAACTATTTGGATTTATTTTTATATAAACACCTGCCGGAACAACAACGTCCTCTATAGGTTCTATAAAAGCTGAAGCTTGAGATTGTTTATCTAATACCGTAGCATAAGCACAATTAGCTTTAGGCCCATCTGTATCTGCCTTTACTATAAGCTTATCTCCAATTTCTACTTTTTTAGGATTCTCTCCCTCTAAGTAAAACCAAACTGAATTTGTATTTGGGTCAGTAAAGAATAAGTTAGAATATATTGTTTCGTAATTTTCTTCATCAGGCTTAATTACAAATTTATATCTTTTAGCCCAAGATGGAGCTCTTTGAGTAACAGGAATAGTTACCTGTATTGAGTTTTTATTTGCAGAAAATCCACAAGGAATATGAACAGCATTATTAGGGCTTACTAAAGATGTAGTAGCTCTATTAAATTCATCCATATAAATAATACCAATTTCATAACCTCTATTACTATGTAAACTTCTTGGATTACCTATTTCTTGATATACAGCATTAGCAAAAGTAATCTCATAGTACTCATATACTTCTTGAGTTGGAGTAGTTGTGTTATCAACGTACTTCATAGCACATAATTGGAATCCAATCTGAGTACTTGAAGGAGATGTTATTATAGCTATAGGCTGATCAACAGCTGATATACCACTTGCTACTTTTTGTAGTGCATCTAAATTATTAGGTATAATACAGTTTACTAAATCTGTAAATGTAATTCCATCACAAGATGTTTCAGCTCCAGGAGTTGAACTATATACAGGCAATATGTTTGCAATAGTACCAACTGCATCTTGAAAAGTAACACTTGTTGCCATTTCATATACCGAAGAATAATCTGTATTTAAGAAAAAGTCAAACGAAACTTCCGTTTGGTCTGTAGTTTCTGTTGGAAAAGGAGTATCTCCTGAAAAATCACTATGAGCAAATGTAATACTTACGCTAATAAATGAACCTGACACAAGATCAATTCCTGCTAAATCTATAAAAACTGCTGAATTTGCTATAGCTAAAGGTCCGTCAATACTATAATTTGCTGATTCAGTAGTATCAGGAACATCTGTGCTTCCTACTTCTTCAGTAATTAAATTTGCAGAAAACTCTAATTTTACCTCTTTACCATTTATGTCTTTTAAATCATATCCTTCTACATAGTTTCCATACATAAGTCTATTACCCATAATAGTTTGGGCTTTAGCAAAACGAGGAACATTGTCATAAAGTCTTAATATTTCAGCTTCACTTAAAACAGTAAATATCTTACTATTATTAAAAGAGAATTGATAGTCAGTGTTATCTGCAAGACCTGCTTCAGCTTTATCTATTTTTTCAATAACCTTTATTACATTATTGTTTGATTGCTTAAAAAGCAAATCGATGCCAATAACTAAAGGCCCACCTGAGTTATACGTTACTAAAGCAGTGTTGCATAAATTAGTCATACCTTCATTTAGCATACTATTTACACTAAACTCAAAAGGATTTGGTATAAATGCAATATCAGACCACTGAGAAGTAGCTGAGTATTGTCCATTTTCATATTCATATCTATAAGCAAAAGAAATGAATCTTTCTTGCAAATAGTTCTCTTGTCCGCTAGTTGTAATCAACTGAATATCAGGAGATTCTGTTGGTGGTTTTTTAATTACAAGAATTGACTCTGCGCTAAATTGGTCTATATTCCCAACAGGATTAGCATAATTGTCTTTTATGTTAATCATTCTTGGATCATTATAGTCATCAGTAAAGAACAATAAGTCCTCTATAATATCTACACCTGTAATTAAATATTTTGGATTAAAATTAAGAGTAGTATTAACTCCCGTTCCATCGTTTATACTTATTATGTGGTATCTTAAAATATTTGTATAGACATTGAATGATACAATCATATCAAGTTTTCCCGTAGCTCCAATTGTAAAAGTTGGATCGTGAACAAACCAATAGATAGTCTCATTTGCACTATCGTCTATCGAGCCAATACATCTCGCATTAACACTTAAAAGAGTTCCATCTATATATGCTAAAGCAGTTAGAGGTAGATTACCTTTTGTATTTTCTATAACACCAACTTCAGCATTTTCAGTAGAACCCATTCTGACATTCATAGCGTCAATATATTCTCCATCAGGAAGTAATCGTTCATCAACGACTTTATTCATTCTTCCCGCTATAAAATTTCTTGTAAAATTTGTCATACTATTTGATTATCTTGTCCATTCCTCTAAGGTTCATTAATAGTCTTCCAGGGTGGATATTACTCATTCTTATCTTTGAGTTTCTTAAAAGTGCAGTTTTTTCTTTTCTTGCACGAGCAACTATGTACTCTTGAACTCCAAGTTTTGAATTAAGTATTTCGTAAGTGATATAGGCATAAACGTACTTTTCAAATAATTTATTTACACTAATTAAAGAATCATCTCCGCCTTCCATTCCGTCCGAAACATATTCAAGAATACAAGAATGACCAGCCATACTTGAATCAAAATTAATAACTCCTGCTTTTTTATCAATATTAAAAGTAGGATTAAAATTTGCTGTTTCTGTATTTAAACCAAATCTGTCTCCAATACTAGCTTCAAAATACCACATCCCATCATAATTCCAGCCGTACTGCCCATCAAATTGATTTCCTTGATTTAAGTAAATACTTTTTTTACTTCTTGTCAATCTATCGTAGTCAATATTAGAATATTGAGGTTCAAGAATATTTCCGTTTTGGTCAAATAATATATTTCCACTTTGATCCTGAAGATATGCTCTTGATGATAATACCTGAATGTTTTCAGTCAAAGGTCTTAACCAACCATCTTTATATAAAGATATGCGAACCCAGTTTACAAAATCAGATGGTAAAACAAATCTAAGTGTATCAGCTACAGTTAGCTCTAATACTTTTATTTCTTTAAAAGCATCATAATTAAGTTCTTGAATAGCGCGTTTTGCGTGAAATAAAATTTTATATCGCTCCTCATTATTAATTAAGGAGTGGTTTCCATAATACATCAACATATAGTTATTAACTATATCTTCAAGACTAACATACTGATAAGAACCCCAATTTGCATTTTCAGGTTGATTACCATTATTGTCATAGTATTCGTATTGAGACAAATAAGCCATATCTTAATATTTTTATTGTTGATTGATTTGTTGTTCTTGACCTATTGCAAATGTAGCAACCTGAATTTCTCTAATTGACATACCACAATATTGAAGTATTTTCATAACTAATTTATAAACATCTTCATAAGGAAGTTCAAAGTCTTGATAGTCAGATTGTGATTGGTCAAATACAGGCTCTCCGTTTGTTAATGTAACATAAGTCCATTTTGGAGACAATGGGTGTCTAAAGTAAATAGCCTCAACTTGTCCAAATTGATTTATAGTTTTAGGATAAATATTTATATAATCTCCTTCTAATGTATATGAAGGAAACATATTATTGGGCTCAGTTAATAAAGAACTATTTAACATAGTTATTTTGCCCACACTTACTTTCTCAGCTTCTTTTGCTGCTTGAGAAATTATAAGATAATTTACGGGAGTCGTTAGAAAAATATCAGAATCTAATGTTATTGTTGTATTTGAAAATACAAAAACAACTTTTGCAGTTTTCTTCGTATTTATATTTACAACTATATCTCCAGGAACAATACCTAATGTAGTAAATTGACCTGATGAAGATATAAGAACATTAGACCCTACGGCACTATTAGTCCCTGAGCTAATTATATTTGTATGACAAAGCATTTTTAAAATATAATATGCTGTGTATCCTGTGGTTGTAACTGAAGGAACAGAAAAAGAATTACTACTTGGAAGAGAAGGAGAAGTTGCAGGATTAGATAAAAAGTTTGTAACTAAAAAACCTTCTATTGTTTCGGCAATAGGACCTTCAATCTCAGCATAATCAGATCCTGCTGATCGAGCATTTTCCATATTTATAGCCTTATTATAGTTGCTAAAATACTCTTCAAATATTTCCATTTGTGCATTGGCAGCGTATAAATTGAAATCTGACGGAGAAATATATCCATAGTTGTTCTTATTTAGAACGGATAGCACTGTATTTCTAACTTCGTTTATCATTTTAAATCTTTTTTACAAATATACATAAAAAAAAGCACAGAAATAATTCCGTGCTATTTTTAAACCAAGTATAACTCAATCTAAGTTATTCGCTAAGGATAGCTTCTAACATTTTTAATGAGTCTAATCCTTCATCACTTTGAAGATAATGACCTGCAATTTCATAAGGGTCTTCACCAAATGGTATTGATAACATCTTTTTCTTGTTAGTTGAAGTATTAAACCAAACTTCTCTGTCGTTATTTCTTAATGCTAATAATTTACTCTCAAAGAATAAACGAATTTTAGCTTGAAATTGCAATTCAGGATCGTTCAATATATTTAAAAAATCTTTCGGCTCTGATTTAGCATAAACTAAAATATCTCTCTTCAGAATATCTGATGGATAGATAGAAGGGTCTTTGCCAAACATTACACGTGTAAGAGTTTCAATTTGTTCAATAGAAAGTTCTCTTGCTGCAATTAACGCATCTATTTCAAGATTCATATCTGCAACTTCTGTCTCTGCTTCTTTTTGTTCATCTACTTCAACAAACACAATCCCATTTAAAGGGTGGTAGTGAAGGAACTCTTGTAGCACAGGATTTGTTTTTGAAACACTCAAGAACCCGTCTTCAAAGACAATTGGTTCCATAATAGCGTTTCCATCTTGTTCGTCCTCAAAAGGAGTTTTTTGATTTACAGCATATCTTAATGCTCTGTTTTGTTGTTTGTCTTCATCAAACCACATTAAAGGAAAACGTGCGTGGTTTCTTGATGCTAAACTATAGGAAAGTGGACTTCCTGATTTCAATTTATAGACTTTGTCTGATAATTTTACTTTTGCCATTTTATAAATATTTAATTTAATTTGATTTTAAAAAAAAATATACAGAGCCTCAACAAGAGGCCCTGTAATATTTAAACTATATATTAACCGAAACGGAATAATACGAAGTTATTTGCACCTAAAGTACATACACATCTTTCAGATAAGAAGTTAACCTCCATTGCATCTAAGTCAGATGTTTGAGCACCACCAGCAGAACCTGTAATCCAAGTTTTGTAACGTCTGTCCTCAGCTTCAGAAGCTCTATATCTTACGTGTAAGAAAGGACGTTTAGCGTTTTTACCTAAGATTTGGTCATACACTGAAGTAGAACCTGCAGGAACTAATAAACCTGTAATAGTACCTGTTGCTGTA